GAGGAAGATGCGCAGCGTCAGGAAGACCTTCGCGCCAGCATCCAGGGCAGTATCGATTCGCTGCTGGGCTTCCCCGGTCACGTTGTCGATGGCGAAGCCCACTTCCTGCGCGCCGGAGTTGTCTCGCTTCGGGATCGCAACATCAATGCCGGCCGCCTGGAAAGTCACCGTCCTGGCATCCTCGGTGGTGAAAACCTGGTCCTCGAATCCCTGGCACAGGAACAGCGAATCCGCCCAGGCGTCGCAGGACAGTTCGATGGTGGCAATCGCCACCTCTGGCCCCCCAGAGGCATACACGCGTTCGAGAATGGTCATGCTTCAGGCCACTCCCTGTTCACTGCAAGGTCTACCAGGTTCATGTGTGCAACGAACTGAGGCGCGTAAATTGCCCAGCCGCCAATCAACACTGGTCGTTCGCGAAGCTCAAGATTGGCGCTGTACTGCCAATGGCTGCGCCCGAATAGCACCGGACCTGAATAGATATCCGTGAACCGCGCGACATATGCCTTCTTGCCCATCGGTGTCTTGAGCGGACATTCAAACCACTGCGATCCGTCGAGCAGCACTTCCTTGAACCATGCCTCGAACAGAACAGCCTGGGTGTCGCTGAGCAGCCAAGTGAAGCTGCCCACCGTTGGAGTGCTGGTGAACCTACGGCGCTGGCGCGCTCGACCGCTCTGCAACTCGGAGCGCAGTAACGGGCTCATCGGAGTGAACCCATACCCGGAGCGCTGCGGGAAAGGCAGTTCTTCTGGGTATTCGATCATGTGCCTCTCCGCTTTAGACCAAACGCCTGGCTAATCGCCTTCGATGTCTTCCCATCGGATAGAAGATTCGCCACCCAGGCATCAATCTGGACTTCTCCATCGGGGCCCACGCTTTTCGTGACCTGCCCGGCCCGAGAAGCATCCTCGTGCAGATTGACCGAAACATTTACAGCGGGAGAGCTTCCTCCTGAAGCGTCTTTATTGCTCACCACCTCTCCGCGGGAGTTGGGCAGCATGTACTGCCTGCCGTTGGCAGCATTGAATACCTCGGGCGCGCCGTTCTCGTTGATCCGGTACATCCCGCCGGGAGCGACCGAGCCGCCATATTGCCGGCCACCGAGCAGTCCAAGCATCGCGGGGACGGCAGCAGCCATAGCAGCAAGACCTGCCGTGGCGGCGCCGCCAAACGAGGCCACAGAGGCCGCAGCTGCTGCTGGGGCATATGCTCCAGCCAACGCCCCGGCCTGAGCAACGCCCTGGGCAGTTGCGGTCGCCTGCATGCTCTGCCCCATGATGAAGTTCTTGGCCTGCTCGATGCCTACCTTAACCAGCGCACCAACTACCTGGTTGAGCATTGATCCTGCCAGTTGCTGCATGGCTTCCTTGCCGTTGTTGGCGCCCGTGATCAGCCCAACCATGGCGTTAGTTCCGGCCTGCTGGATGTCATCCAGGGTGGCCATGATCAACTCGTTGCCGGCCGACTGACGACGGAATCGCTCTTCTTCCAACTGCTTCAGCCGGTCATCGTGATCTTGCTCTGCCTGAGTGCGAAGTTCCTGATAGCGCTCCTCCTCAAGAAGCTTGGCATCGTTCAGCTTTTTCAGGTTCTCCAGCTCTGTTTGATAGGCCTGGTTCTCGCCGGCGATGGGATCCACTTGGCCCAGGAGCTGCTTATTCGCTTTCGCCTGCTCGGCTTGATATAGCGCTGCGGCGAGGGCTTTTACTTGGGCAATCTGCTCGGGGGTGGCGTACTCATTGAGCTTCATGACCGCCTGTGCTTCGGCGAGGTCCTGCGCCTTCAGGCCGGCCTGCGCGAGGGCCTGCGATAGATCTCCGATCGCTTTCTCATTTTCCAACGTGCCCTGACGAATTTCGTTCGCACGCTTTTTGGCCTCGGCTGCAGCCTTCTTCGCAATTGAGTCATCCGGAGGCGTGGGATTAGTCAACGTCGGAGCGCCAGTCGGTTTATTTCCTCCATTAGCAGTTCCATCTAGAATCTTGTTAATTTCTGACCGGCGCCGAGCATATTTCTCAAGCTCCTGGTTAACATTGGATATCTCTCCAGCAATACGCACTTGGTCTTCTGCAAATCTCCTGCCACGACTACTTGTATCGTTAGCATTTTCGCTGGCATAGGCATAGTTATCAGCCAAAGTCTTTAATTTACTAGACAACTCCAGTATCTTTTTATCTATATCTAGATTTAATACTTTTAACTGCGCACTAGTCATGTCATTAATAGATGCTGTTAGAGCATCTACGCTTGTTTTAGCATTACGAGCACTAATGCCGAACGTAGCGAGCGCAGTTGCAGCCAGTAGAATTAAACCAGCTGGGCCGCCAAGGAATGCCATGGTTGTGCGCAAGCCAGTCATGGCCGCGCCTGCCACCGTTGCGGCGCCAGCCGCTGCGCGCTGAGCCACGGTCAGAGCGGCGGTAGCGGCTGTCGCTTGCGTCTCGGCAACGGCGAGTCTCTGTGCGGCAGCTGCATGGGTGCTGAGCCCCACAGATGCCTCAGCGGCGGCGCGGGCCTGGATCAATTCTTCTGCGGCCAGGACGGTAGCAGCCTGAGCAGCAGCCAGGTCAGCTTTTGCCTTGGCGGCAGCGCCGATAGTCGATGCATACAGGGCGGCAGCAGAATCCTTGAGCCCCATAATCAAACGACCAGCGACGATCGACGCCAGGGCAGCCCCAGCAACAGCTGCAGATTGCAGAAAGGACTCCATCTTCTGCGCGTCTAGGCCAAAATTCAGCACTGCATCGGCTGCCGAAATGATCCCGTTTGTGAGCGTATCCAGAGCCCCAGTCTGGTCCTCCAGGGAAACGAGAACTTGGGTGAGTGCTGTTTTCGTGCGAACACCCGCATCAACCAGGTTGTTGGTCATTCCGGCAGCGGCCTTGGCATTCTCGTCTAGAGCCTTGCGCAGACCTTCCGACAGTTGAGTAGCAGTCAGTTTTCCGGCGGCTCCAAGCGCGCGAACTTCGGCAGCTGACTTGCCTGATGCGGCGGCGATCTGGTTAATCACTGTAGGAACCGCAGAGCTAATGGTTTCCCACTGGTCAGCAGCGACCTTTCCAGTATTGATCGACTTGCTGAAGGCATCGATGGCGGCGCCGGCACGATCGGCGCTGGTGGCATTGGTCACGAAGGCATAGGACAGAGAATCCTGCACATCCATCGCCTGGGCGGTTGTATAACCGAGACTGCGAAGGCTATCGGCAGTGCGAATGTAGAGCTCCTGTGCCTCCTGCAGCGAACGATAGGTGCCATTGGCAGTTTGCAGCAACCTCGCCTGAACCGTGTTGAACTCCTGCGTAGACGACGTGGCTAGTCGAACTCGGTCGGCCATCTCCTGGTATTTTTGCACCATGCTCGCCATATCGCGAAGAGTATTCGCAGCAATGACCGCCCCAATGGCTTTCGCCAGCTTGCTCAAACCGGTATTGAGATTGTCGGCAGACTTATCTGCCTTATCCATCTCAGAGGACATTTTATCCATAGATTTAGAGACGTCCTTTTCTGCATTGAGAAGGGCTTCTGTCTTGGCCTCCACGGTGTAATAGATGCTTCCAACCTTCTCAGACATATTCCATCTCCATAAAATAAAAAAACCCGCATAAGCGGGTTTTAAGAAAACAAAAAACTACCTTGTCTGAACTAAAAGCGGCGGTGCGCCATCAAAAAACTGACAGATACCCTGAAAGCTTTGCATTCCAGATGGATAATAAACATCAAAATATAGCTTAACTCTTGACGATCCTTCTGGACCTTTTTTATCGCTAGAGCTTCCCGTAAGAACAGAAACGTCAACCTTATATCCTTTTGGATAGTTGTGTTCAATTCTGCTCTTGCATTCAACTATTTCTTCAGGAGATGCCTTTTCTGATACTTTCTGTTGTTTTGGATCCGAAATAAATGTCCATGCATACCAAAATGCGGGAACTCCTACGATAACCCCTAGAATCCACTCTCCCTTGCTATATCCAAGCATTGATTTTCCTCCTGTGAATATCAGGAGGATACCAAAGCTTCAACACCAAAACCTAGCGCTGGGCTGGGTTCTGCTTGCGGTCAGATTGGCTGAAGAACCTGGTGGTAACCCGGATTGACGCCGCGATGAAACCACTGGTCAGATTTGATCCGGCTTTGCCAGGCAATCTCGCTCGGCTGCAACCTCT